GAACACGATCAACCAGCTGTCGGTTATTCATTAATCATGTCTCCATTTAATCAATTCTTTACTTGGCAAACTACAAGCATAACTGAGATTGTAGAACAAAGAGAAGATTATATTAAGTTCCATACTAGAAATAGCACTTATGAATTATTTAAACTATGACACAACAAGAATTTGAACAACATAGACAAACGTGGATTAGGGAGTGGAATGATAAGTGGAGATTGCTTGATATTGACTTTGAAACCTATATGGTAATGAAAGGTATGGCACATGATGAATATAGAGCTATGAATGAAGAGAGTTGGAAAATAAACAATGATTCATCCGATATATTTTAATAATATTTATAATTAATATGATACAAATAAAAGATAAATTTATTTTAGAAGCCGAGTCTACATCTTTATGGGCTCAATATAATGGTAAAACAATTGAAGTATTACAATACCCAATACAAGGGGATATGAATCGTGTTTTGGTTTGTTTAGAAGAAGGTAGTCATCCTATGGTTGCGGAGGTTGACTGGCTTAAGTCTATACAAACCATCATATCACCAACAGGTGCTATGCCTACTAATTTAGAATAATTCTAAATGAAGAAATCTTAAGAAAGATTTGGCTCCCCGAGATCCTGTTCGTATATTTACGGGGTAGAAAGAAATAAGAAATAAAGGTTATGCAAAACGTAAATGTAGTAAAAAGAAAAGGTCGTCCAAGCACTAAAAATGTAACTTACACTCCATCGTTAATCGATTTTTCAAAGGTTACTAAGTTGAATGATTTGAATATCGATCCTAAAATGATGAACACTTTTAAATCAGGTTTGAAAGTGGATCAATTGATTTCACATGAAGGAGGTATTCCAGCCGCAACTAATATTATGATGATTGGTGATCCAGGTGTTGGTAAAACAACTGTATTGTTGGATGTATTATCAGCCGCTCAAAATAAAGGAGCAAAATGTTTGTTTATTTCAGGTGAAATGGGAAAAAAACAAATGTTTAAATACACACAACGTTTCCCACAATTTGGAAATATCAATACTTTGTTTATGCAAGATTATTTAGAGTTCAACACTAAAGATGTTATTGAACAGGTTTTGAATGTGGGTTATGATATTGTTTTGATTGATAGCGCTGCTGAAATTATTGATGGTGTTCGTGATGATAACAATTGGGATCGTAAAATGGCTGAAGCGTGGTTGGTTGATGTTTGTACTAAAAACAATAAAGGTGAAAACAAATCAAATTCTTACACTTCGTTTTTGTTGATTCAACAAGTTACTAAATCAGGTGTGTTTAGTGGTTCTAATAAATTGAAGCACTTGGTTGATGCAATGGGTGAGATGAGAAGAGAATCAGAACGTGATGGTTCAGGTACTTATATCAATTTCACTAAAAACAGAAATGGTTTGGTTGATAACAAAATGTACTATGAATTAAATAATAGTAAAATTGTTTACGGTCAAATTACAGTAAACGAAGAGGCTTAACACCCGTTTGGCCTCTTCAGTTATTTATGTTATATTAATTGTATAAGGAAATAAAGGTTATGAAAAGTATATTATATTTACACGGATTAGAAAGTTCAAATATTTGTGATAAAGTTGATTTTCTTAAAGAAAACGCTAATGTAGTCGCTCCTTCTATTGATTATTCAGATCCAGGTCTTGAAGAAAAATTATTTTATATTGTTGAAAAATTTGAACCAGATGTAATTATTGGTTCTTCAATGGGTGGTTATGTTGGTATGATGTTAGCTAACAAATATGACATTGATTGTGTTTTATTTAATCCAGCTATTCATTCACGACCTATGGAACCAAATTTAAGATCATTAATTTATGATGGACCAAAACATGGTTTGAATTCAGTTGTTGTTTTAGGTTTAGAAGATGATGTTATTGATCCTAAAGTAACTGTTAAATTATTAGAAGAATCAGAAATAGATGTTACATATGAAATATACCCGTTTTTAGGTCATAGGGTTCCATTTGATGTTTTTGTTAATATTTATAACAAATACATAAAATAATGTCTTTTAATTTACTTGAATATTTAAAACGTAATCCCTTACTTGAAGAACTACCTAAAGACAAATGGGTAGATCTTACTTCTGATCAAAAATCAGAGTATGCTAAGGATATATTTGACCTAATCAACACAGCATATGCGCCTATAGGCGGCAATATAAACTATAAAAGCGCAGCAGATGTATTAGGCGCGGAAGCAGATGCTAATTATGAGGTAGTTAATATAGACGATGATCCTGAACCTGATGCTTTAATATCTTATAAAGAAAAAGATGCAGGTAAAAAAATAACAGCATTAGGCCATGATGGTGAACCTGTTTCTAAATCTAAATCTTTAAACAAAATGGCATCCTTACTTAAGGAACCAGGTTATTATTTAGAAGTTTCAGGCAAGTTACAAGACATATTATTAGCTAAAGGTGCTCCTGTAGTAAAAGATAAAGATTTAATTCAAAAGGTACTTAAAGGTAAAACATTAGAGTTTAATGAGGATGGTACATACCAGAGGTTTATTGGTGGTGAAAAGCATACCAAAACACTTCTTGGAAAACCTCTTTAACCTCTTTAACCTCTTGTTTGGCTCACCAGGAACCCAATGTTATATTTATGTCATAATAAAAAACGATAAAAAATTAAGGTTATGTTAGAAATTAGAAACACAGAATTCATCGACAAAAAAGAGATCAAAAATCGCGCTAAATCAATTTTCACAGAAACTGGTTCGCCAAATGTAAGTGAAAAGTACGCTCACATTTCAACGGAAAAAATCATTGACGATATGGCTTTGTTGGGTTGGGGAGTAGTTGATGCTAAAGAAGTTAAAGCTCGTAAAGCAGACAATGTTGGTTTTCAGAAACACCTAGTTGTATTCCGTAACAACGAAATTCAAATCACTTCAGAAGATGGTGATAATGTTTCTCCACAAATTCTATTAACAAATTCACATGATGGTAAAAATGCGTTTACTTTCACAGCTGGTTTGTTTAGAATGGTTTGTGAAAATGGTTTAGTTATTTCAACTAAAGAATTTGAGAACATGAAGATTCGTCACTATGGTTATTCATTTGAGGAATTGCAAGAGGTGATTAAGTCAATGGTTGAGAAATTGCCTTTGACAGTTGAGTCACTTAATAAGTTCCGTTCAATTGAATTGGGTCAAGATCAAATGCTTGATTTTGCTAAAAAGGCTCTTGCCACTCGTTTCACAGATGACGAATTGGATAACATTAAGATTGATTTGAAAGATTTGTTGACTCCAACTCGTAAAGAAGACAATGGTTCTGATTTGTGGAGTGTGTATAATGTGGTTCAAGAAAAATTGGTTCACGGAATGTTTAATTATCAGTATGGTGTTAAGACACGTAAAGCTCGTAAAATCAAGAACTTTAATAAGGACTTGGAATTGAACGAGAAATTGTATGATTTGGCTCTTGAATACGTTCCCGCATAAGGGAATGTATTTAAGTTTGGATTAGTAAAATTTAGTTCTTATATTTATTACATAATTAAAATTGCTACTGTGGTGGAATAGGTAGACGCGCAGGACTTAAAATCCTGTGAACAGTAATGTTCGTGCCGGTTCGATCCCGGCCAGTAGTACTAAAAATTAAAAATTATATATTTATATCAAAATGAAAAAATTATTGTTTATCGCCGCATTGGTTACTTTGGCTTCATGCTCAAACGAAACCTCAACTTCATCTAATGATTCAGTTTGTACTGATTCAACTTGTACTGATTCAGTTTCTGTTGATTCATTAGCTAATCGAGTTCAACTTCGTGCTGATTCAATTCTCACAGAAGTAAAAAAATAATTGAGAATTTAGTATCTGTTCTTTGACATAATAAGCCCCCTTAGCTCAGTTGGTAGAGCTTCTGATTTGTAATCAGATGGTCGCAAGTTCGAGTCTTGCAGGTGGCTCAAAGGTGGTAGTTAGACGAAAATGAAATTCCTGCTGTGATGTTAACTTAATCAGCATATTCAGAAGTAGAAATGAGAGACGCAATCTCTCACCACCAAACTTATGGCGGATTAGTGTAATGGTAACACATAAGGCTCATAACCTTAAATTGGCAGTTCGAGTCTGTCGTCCGCAACAATAGCCCGAAGTACAAGGGAACGAAGATAGAGTAAGTCCTCTGCGAAAGTATGAACCTCTCCAAATCGTGTGTTGGCACAGTTAGCAACTCTGGGGGTAATCTAAAAGTTGTATTGGAAGATTGGCAGAGTGGTCGATCGCGGCAGTCTTGAAAACTGTTGTACTGCAAGGTACCGTAGGTTCGAACCCTACATCTTCCGCAAACCTTAAAACCGATTCGGGTCCGTGAACAAGGGAGGCCTGTTCTTCTCGTACAAGAAAGAAATCACGTTAAATCTCCCCACGCTAGGTGGCAGCGGTGACCTAGCATTATTACCCTTTCGTCTAACGGCAGGACAACTGGTTTTGGTCCAGTTAATGGTAGTTCGAATCTATCAGGGGTAACAAAAAAATCGTCCCTTATGGGGTAAAGATGAAAGGTACAATCATCGTAGGTTAAGCGATATCCTACATTTGGACCCTTAGCTCAGTTGGTCAGAGCGTCAGACTCATAATCTGGGGGTCGTAGGTTCAAGTCCTTCAGGGTCCACAATATTTTTCTAAAAGATTTCATATTTATTATCGTGAAATCATTATTGTTGATTCTAATATTATTGCCTAATTTTTTGTTATCTCAAATCAAAATAGATAAAGCAGGTAATGGTTGGGATTTAAAAATTGATTCCGCTATACAATTAATTAAAAAAACAGATATTGAAAAATATCAGTTGCTTGATAGTGTTTGTGATAGAGTAGAGTTCTGGTCTTCCGGGTTTTCTTCTAATGATGGAAGTTATGGAAAGAAAGGAACAATACTAGTTGCCGTTAAAGATGTACAGTTAAATTCAATTAACAATCTCTCTGTAGTATTAATACACGAGAGTTTACATCTACATGTTTTACATAAAGGGTACATCCTAATTCCTGAACAAGAGGAAGCGTGGTGTTACAGGTATGAGCTTGACTTTATTGACAAGTTATCTAATCCTGAGCCTTGGTTGAAACAACATGCAATAAAACAACTAACAAACATACAAAAATGAAAAAACTAATCCTATTCTTACTAACGGCTTTAACCGTTCTCGGAGTATCGGCACAGTCAGCTTCAACATCACCTGGAACAGGGCACTGGGTGGTAATTGATTCTGGTTATCAAGTAGCAACTACTACTGCCGGACAAACTGTTGCCCCTTTACATTTTTACAATACTTCAACTTCTGAGAAGATTACTGGTATGCAGTATAGAGTATTTTATGATAACACTGCTTTTACAGCAGTTGTTCCTTCATTAAAGATCTCTTCAACTGATCAATATCTTCAATATGTAGATAGTAATGCTCAAGGATTCTTGACTGTTACTTTAGTTTATACAGGAACCAATGCTACTTTTAATTATACTAATGGTGCTACTTTTGATTTAACTTTTACTCATGCTGGTAGCGCTATTTGGAATAACTTAGATTCTATTAAAACTTTAAAAGTTTCTGGTGTAAAATCATTCTCAAATAAAGCTGCTACTAATTGGGGTAATGATACTACATTAGTAGTTTACTCTTATGGTGGTCGTTTCAATCAGAAAGTATTACGTTTTGCTGCTAAGTTTAAAAACATTACAGGTTCAGATGCTAAAAACTTATGGGTATCTTTAGAAAAGAAATCACCATCAGGATCTTGGACTCAAGTAGAAGCTAAAGCAACTAACTCATTAGGTCATGTTGTATTTAAGAAATTTTTAGATACTACTTATTGGGATGTCAGAATGGTAGTTAAAGGTGATACAATGACTCCTGGATCTGTATTCTCAACTGCCGATGCTCAAAAGATTAACCAATCTATTTTAGCTCAATATACTCCTTCAGGATTTGATTACTACACAATGGATGTTAATGGAACTGATGGAACTATTAGTATTGCAGATGTTTATTCCGTTTATGGACGTTTAGCAGGTAGATTCTCAACTTGGCCAAATGCTAAAAAGGATGTAATGTTCTTTACAGTAGCCGAATATAATGCAATTAATGGTGCTGCTGCTAACTTAACTTCTACCTACTCTACTATTAATAATTTCAACTACACTATTGATGGTAAAGATTCTATTACTTATTATGTAGCTGTTAAAGGTGATGCTAACGCAACTGGTTTTAAAATGGCTCGTTTAACGCCTATTAAAATTGTTAACCCAACTAATGCTAAGAACTACATCATTGACAACACCGTTCAATATGATGACGTTATAGAAACTATAGAGGTTAATATGCCTAAAGTTAAGGTTGACGAAGGTAACTTAGTTAATGTTCCTGTTAAAATGATTACTAACGGAAAACAATTAGGTGCTGTTCAATTAGAATTAAAATATGATACTGCTTTATTAGAATTTAAGAAGATCGATTTAACTGAAAAAATGATGAATTGGACTTCATATACTAACCCAGATAATGGAGTAGTTGCTTTTGGAGCTGCTGATTTGACTAATAAAAATTTAGTTAATGATGGTGAGCAAATTTTAGTAATGCAATTTATAGCTAAAAAACCTCAATCAGAATGGGGCACCGCTGCTTTATGGACTGGTCCTAAATTTGTGGGTGGTAATGATGCTCGTGATATGAATATTACTCCTGCTATGGGAGTGATTGAAGTTCGCAGAATTACTAAACCTGTTAAATTATCTCAACTTGAAGATATTCTTGTATTTCCAAACCCAACTGATGGTGAAGTAATGGTTCAATTTCGTGTTGAACAAGAATCAGAAACTGAAGTTGTTGTTAGTGATGTAGTAGGAAGAAAAGTTATGGAAGTAGTTAACACTAAAATGCCTGCTGGTGAGTACAAATATGTTGTTAATTTAACTCCTTTAGCTAATGGTTTTTATTTAGTATCTGTTAAAACAGACACACAACTTTCAACCTCTAAAATAATTATAAATAAATAATGGCTATCAAGGATTCAGTAAAAAAAGCATTAGGTTTTGATAAGCCTGATTTTGTTAAAGTAGATGATAAGAATCGTTTCTACTTTATGTTACAGCAAATGCAAAACAACCGTTGGAAAATTACGGTTATTGTGTTGGGTTTGTTTTTCTTTATTATTGCCGGAATTAATTCAGCTGTGTTCTTTAATATTACTATTGCTGAATCATGGAAAGAATTATTACTTATTTTATTAGGTGCTTTTGTAGGTAACTTAAATAAAGTAGTAGATTACTGGTTTAATTCTGAAGATAGAGATAAAATGTTAATTCAAAAGGTTGATGAAGAAGATGGTCAATCATTATCAAGTACACTAGATAAATAAACTAATATGTCAGAAGAAAAAGAAGAAAGCGTAATGTCAGCTACCAAAAAAGCAATTATTGGAGCTATCACTACAGCAGTTACAGCCGGCGGTGCCTGGTTTGCAACCCACTTAGGCGGTGGCGAAGAGCCTAAAAATGAAGTTAAGACTGAACAGACTGCACCTGGTGCTCCTGTTGTAATTAACTTACAAAACAACAATACCAACCAACAAAAGCAATCAAGCGGTGGTACTAACACAGTTATTAAAGAACGTGTGATTGAAAAACCAGCTGCTGTTGCTCCTGCTCCTGCTACTAAACCTGCTAAAGATGAAGAAGATCCTTGGTAATATTTTTTTAACTATCTTATTAGTAGGTTGTGGTTCTATGAAAACCACCACTGAAAAAGATGTTATTGAAACTAAGGATATTTCAACTGTTTCTAACTATACTGATTCAATTAAGAAAACAGTACAAGTAGTAAACGTTGATATGACTAAAGTTTTAGCTTTATATCCTGATTTACAAGAAAAAAATGTTGGACTTGGATTCGCTGAATCTGTATTGGATTATTTAGATGAAACAAATCGTTTTATATTTACTGAGGAGAAGAGTGAAATCAAGGAAAGGATGGTAACTCAATTCAAGGCATCTAAAAAAGGTGTTTTTGAAGAACCGATTGATGGTAAAGGTAAAATCAAAGCAGCTCAATACTTTGTATATGTAACTGTAGCTGATTTTGCTGTGGATGAAGATGAAACTGTAATGAAGGGTAAATCAACAGTTGTTGTAACTACTTTTATTCGTTTACAAGTAAGATTTGTAGATGCTAAAACAGGTCAAATATATATCGGTTCAGGTGAAGGTGAGTCACAAAAAATAGGTGAGTCATTCTTAAAAAATCTTGATATGAAGTTTTCTCAAAGTACTGTAGGTAAAGCAACTAGAAAGTCTTTAGAGACTGCTACAACTAAAGTAATTGAAAACCTAATCAAGAATGGTATCTTTAAAAACTAAAATATTATTATTATTAATGATAATTGGATTGCCCCTCTGTGGGCAATCCTTTATTTATAGTTATATAGATCCGTGTACTAAACAAAATAAATTCATTAACGCCGATATAAGCGCTCCCATAGTTATCTCGTACTATGGACAAGTAAAAACGTTTACATACGCAGAATTAAGTAATGGTGTGTTTGATAATTGGATAAATGATATTTATAATCAGTATAAAACAACATCACCTTGTCAAGGTGTAGTTACTACTACTACTACAACTACAACCACAAACACCGTTTCAAACCTTATAGGTAACGTAACGAGTTTAGTAAGTTTAGATTTTTCCTCTGTAACAGGAGGTGTATCTGGGGGTGTAGGAACAAATATAGGAGGAACTACATCATCAGGAACTGGAAGTGTAAAAAATGATAAAAAAGATGATAATAGTAATTCTAGTAGCAACAATTCTAGTAGTAGCAGTGGATCTAATTCTAACTCGGGAGGAAACCAAACGGGCGAAAATGGAGGAAATCCACCAGAAAATCAAGGCGGGTCTAATGGATCAGGAGGAGGAACAGTAGGTGGAAACAATAGTTCAGGCAATAGCTCTAATTCTTCTAGTGGTTCCAGTGGTTCTGGCTCTGGGTCAGGTACTAGTGGTGAACAACCAAAAACAGAAACAGAAAAACCTTCGGACCAGAAAGTAGAAGATACTAAAACCGAAACACAAAAATCATCTTCAAGCGCTACAGCAAAAGCAGCAGGTAAAGGTAAAGTTGAAACAGCTAAACCAGCAATTTTAATGACTGGAGATATAGTTGGGGTTCAAACTAAATCTGATGGGGCTCAAGATGCTAGAGGTACTATGTCTTTTACTAAAGTAAAAGGAGACGGTACAGCATCTATAGGTTTTTCAGCAGATTATATGGTTAATGCTAGAATAGGTAATATATCAGCTGTAAAATCATGGATTGGTACTAATAAAAAAGGTAATAAACATATTAATGTTGTTTCTGATGGATTAAGTATTATGCCGGATGCATTATCTAATACTTTATTATTTGTTAGAGTAAATTCAATTAAAAACTTTACTGCTTTATATGGTGGTGCTGCAACTTATGGTAAGTTATATGGTGAGGAAATGATTTCAACCATTGCTATAGGTGGTTTTATGTATAAGGGAAAAATATCTAAAGCATTAGATGCTACAATTATCATGGCAGGTATTTATTCTCCATACTCAAAATATTATACAGAGTCTTTATTTCAAGCAAGACCAATTATTGTACCCTTTTTAAATTTAAATTATAAATTAACAAAAACATTTGGAGTTGGCTTAACAGGAGGAGGTACTTATATTGCGGGTAAAGATGTTTTAAACTTTCAAATATTAATGGGAGCAAAAATGAAAATATGAGATGGATAATTATATTTTTATTATTTACTAATACTTTATTAGGCCAATTTTCCTATTCAGGTTATCTCTATAATGCTAATGGGTCAGGAGCAAGTAACGTTGCTATAAATCTTTATAGAAGAACAAACCAAACTATTACCGGATTTACTTCTCAGAACAATTATAACGGACATTCTTATTACCGTTCTACAGGAAGTGCTACTTGGACTACGGCTAGAACTAACTGTTCTAATATGGGAGGTCACTTAGTTACTATTACTTCTTCAGGGGAACAAAATTTTTTATACACATTATGGCCTTCAGGTTGGATAGGACTAACAGATGAGGTAACTGAAGGGACTTGGAGATGGGTAACAGGAGAAACTTATTCTTATACTAACTGGAATAATGGAGAACCCAATAACTCAGGTAATGAAGACTACGTACAGTTTGTATCTAACGGAAGGTGGAATGACTTAAACAACAATAGCAGTTTACCTTATGTACTAGAGTTTGAGTACTTAGTAACCACTTCTTCTTGGGCACTCTATAAAACCATTTATACTAACGCTTCAGGATATTATTCAATCTCAGAAGCTTACGACCCATCTAAAGAGTATTATATAGAACTAACTGCTCCCACTAGAATTCAAGCCTATACTACTACAGACATCCAAAACATATCAAATATCATTTTAGGAAAGACTACAATCAATGGTTTATCTTATCATAGGTTTGATGTTAATGATGATGGAAGAATAAACATTGCAGACAAATATTATGTCTCTGCTAGGAAGGCAGGTAGATTTTCTAAGTGGAGAATAGCTCCTGATGTTAGAATCTTTACAACATCTCAGTATAGTTTAATAGCGGCTGCCAAAACAAACGTTAGAATAACTTACCCAGGAGTGAGCACTTTTACTACAGGGACTTTAACAACAGGAGGAACATTAAATCTTTACATTATTGCTCCTGGATATGCGGGTTCTGTATCTTATTAATATTTATAAAGGATGTTAAACATTCTAGCTCCTATATTATTAGCTTTAGCTCCTGTAGAACCTACATTAGTAAAAGTAAATGTAACTAATGCTCAACACATCCAAACAATTGGTGGTAGAGATGTTACTTTTGGAGTAAAAGAAAATGTTGAAGAATTATTAATTGAAAAAGGATATACCACTGTTGACTCAGGAGTTGCTTTTGATGTTCAAGTTTCAATTGATAGTATATATTCTCCTCAACAATTACTTAACATTGTTGGATTACAATGGTTACGTAAAGACTATATTGTAGAAACTACTATTTGCATAGGTTCAGGTTGTTTTAAAGGTAAAGGTGAAAGACGTACTTTCATTTTCGCTATGTTTTTAAATGTTGAGAATGGAGAAGTTCCACTTAACAAAAAGGCGTTCTCAAAATCGTTACAAGAAGCTTTAATAAAAACAACAAAACAATTCTAAATATGAAACAATTTTTTAAAAATTTATTCGACGACAACAACACAATTAACGAAAAAGCTGTAGTAGGTTTTATAGCTTTTCTGTGTTTGGTATTAGCACTTATGGTTGACTTGGTAACAGGTTACATGGGAACTGCTTTGGTAATTAACGAGTTCATCTTTGATGGCTTCATGGTAATCATTTTGGGTTGCTTTGGAATTGCATCTGTAGATAAATTCATGAACAAAAAAGACAAACACGAAGAAGATAAAGATATAGAAGGTTAATTTATGTTATTAAAAAAAGGTGATAATAATGAACAGGTAAAACAACTCCAAGTTAAACTAGGGGTTGATCCTGTGGGGAATTTTGGACCCAAAACAGAAGAGGCTGTAAAGGCTTTTCAAGCAAAACATGGTTTAACAGCTGATGGTATTGTTGGACCTGCTACTTGGGATAAAATTATGGGTTCTGCTCCTGCGGCACCTGTTGCTCCTGCTGTAGTAGTTCCTCCTAGTTCTTTTAAATTAGATAAATTAAAAGGACATATTCCTGATTCTGTACTAGCTCAGATCCCTGATACTGCTGCTAAATTTAATATAACTAATCCTTTAAGATTAGCTCATTTCTTAGCTCAATGCGGTCATGAATCAGGAGGTTGGAAAGCAACTTCAGAAAATTTAAATTATTCTTCTAAAGGTTTAATGGGTATATTTAAAAAATATTTCCCTACTTTAGCTTTAGCTGAACAATATGCTCGTAAACCTATTGCTATTGCTTCTCGTGTTTATGGAGGTAGAATGGGTAATGGTGCTGAACCTACTCAAGATGGATATAAATTTAGAGGTCGTGGTTACATCCAATTGACTGGTAAAGATAATTATTCTTCTTTTGATAAGTTTGTTCCTGAAGATATTTTAGCTAATCCTGATTTGGTTGCTACTAAGTATCCCTTAATGTCTGCTGCTTGGTTCTTTAATAAGAATGGTTTGTGGACTATTTGTGATAAAGGAGCTGACCAAGGAACAGTAACAGGTGTTACTAAAAGAGTAAATGGTGGAACAATTGGTTTACCTGATCGTATTAAACATTTTGTAGAATATTATAATTTATTAAAATAATGAGTGAGTTTCAATTAAAAGAAGGACAAGGATATATCTATGTTGGAGAATATTTTCATAAGTTTGGAAAAGAAGTTCCATCTGAAAAGAAAATAGGTAAAACAGATGATTTATTAAAAATTCCTCAAATCGATGATTATGCCTTTAGTTTAGATTTTCATACACCAGATATTTACTTAGTTGATGATGTTGAAAAAATGTATAAAGCATTAACTACTATTTTAGAACATGACCAACTTAAAGAAGATTGGTTTGAAGATACTGATGGAGATTTAAAAGATAGAGTAGCTAAATTTATGGCTGCTTTTGGTTATACTGAGATTGCAGATATAGATGGAGATGGCATTCCAGACCATCTAGATGACGTTATTGGTTGAATTTGACAACTGACGTGACCCGATTAGGGTAGTTTAATATAGGGCCTATATGAGAAGTATAGGCCATCTATATTTATGGTTGTGAACATTGATAAAATATTTGATTTATTTAACAATAAAGAGCCTGATTCTCTTAAGGAAAAATCACAGGCCGCAGATATTTTAATTCAAGATTATAAAAACCATCCTTTATTTTGGATTGGTATGTTTAAAAAACTTATTTATAATCATGAGGTATTTCACCTTCAATTACTTAAATTCTTTGATAAATTAGATGAAGGTTTAGATCAAGTAGATATAGATAGAGCTGGAGAGTATGTAGTGTTTACTAAGGCTTGGGAGTATATTAAAAAAATAGATCCTAATAACTTACAACACCAAGAAGCCATCTACCAATTCTCAGACATACATTTAAAAACAGCTTTAGAATTAGCTATAAATTACTTTCAAGAACAAGAAGAGTATGAAAAATGCTCACATCTTCAAAAGAATTTAGAATTTGTAAAACTCCTTTTAACCTAAGTTTGGCTCACGTATTTTTCCTTGTTACATTATATATACAGGGTTAAGAAAGAAATATGAAAAATAGAGAAATAATAACGAGAAGGTTAGAAAAGGCAGAGGGGCAAATAGAAAAGTTGCACTTTTATCTACAACGAGGGGGGACAACAGAACAAGTTCAAGAATCACTAGTAATACTAAGAGAAGCAATTGATGATGCTAAGGTGTTTATCCAACAAGAACCTTTAAGTCCAAACGAAGTAAATAATTATTAATTTATGAATTTAACAGCAGAACAAATCCAACAAAATTGGTTACGTTTAATGGGTTTTATTGAAGATCATATTTCTGAACCTCGTAAAACAAAATTAATTGAATTTTATGAAAGATATAGTGAGCGTCTAATGTTGATGCCTGCCGCTCATAAAAAGGAATATCATAATGCATTTCCTGGAGGGTATATAGAGCATGTAAATAGAGTGATTACTTGTGCTCTTCATCTTCATGAATTATGGGCTCAAATGGGAGCTGATACTACTACTTATACTAAAGAAGAACTTGTATTTTCTGCCCTGAATCATGACCTGGGTAAATTAGGTGATGAGGAACATGATTCATATATTCCTCAAACAGATAAATGGAGACAAGAAAAATTAGGCGAAGATTATATGTTTAATGATAAATTGCCTTTTGCTTCTGTTCCTGATCGTGGCTTATATTTACTCCAGGCTCATGATATTAAATACACATTTAACGAAATGATTACTATTCAGACTCATGATGGTTTATATGATGAAGCAAATAAAAAATATCTTTTAACTTATATGCCAGAAACTAAACCTAGAACTAGTTTACCTTATATTGTACATCAAGCTGATTTAATGGCTGCTCGTATTGAGTTTGAAAGAGAGTGGTTTCCTAAATTTAACTTGGAAAAGCCAAGTAAATCATTTACCTTGGAGACAAATAAAAAATCAACACCTTCATCACCAGCTACTAAAAGTAAAGCATTAGGTAGTTTAAAAAGTGAGGGGTTGAAAAATATGTTAAATAATTTATGATAATTTTAGTAATTGTTTTAGGTATAATGGTCGTGGTCTTAGGATACACGACCTTTAACCTTCTTAGAAAAAATGAAAAACAAGAAGACATTTTAGCTTCTTATTTAACTTACCTTAATAAAATATCAGATATCATTGATGCCTCCGATAAAAAAATTCATGAGGTAGATGTTAAAGGATCTTTTGAAAGTGATGATGAAGTAGGATTTTTCTTTACAAACATTAAAATGATTCAAGATGTATTAAATCAATTTAAAATTAAAAATTTATGAGTGAGGTAGTAGTTAAGAAAAAGAAAGGGGTACAATATTTTACTCAAGATACAGAAGATGCAATTGTATTATATAATAATACTCCTACATTTGATGAAAAAAATAAAATTTATCATGAACGTATCCATTATGGTTTCTTTAAATTAACTGAAAACATCATTCATACATTTAAGTTTTACTATACTGAAGTAGATAATATTGAAGATTTACAATTTGAAGTAATTTCTTTCCTAATATCTAAAATGCATTTATTTAATCCAGCTAAAGGAGCTAAAGCATATTCTTATTTTGGTACTATTGCTAAACGTTATTTGATTTTATCTAATCAGAAAAATTATAAAAAACGCATTGAGACTTCCCCTATAGAAACATTAGAAGAAGATGAACGTCATTCGTATGAAATGGAAGATACCCAACCTATAGAACGTTTATCTTACTTTATAGATCAATTTGCTATATATTGTACTGAAAATATTTATGAAATTTTTCCAAAACAAGAAGATGCTAAAATTGCAGATGCTATTTTAGAATTGTTTCGTAAACGAGAACATTTAGATGTTTTTAATAAAAAAGCACTTTACATTTATATTCGTGAAATTATAGATGTTAAAACTCCTAAGATTACTAAAATCGCAAATAAATTATATGATATATTTAAAGAAGGTTATGTATTTTATTTAGAACACGGATATACAAGGTTTTGATTTTAATATTTATAATCAAAATTTATGAGTTTAGACGCTGTAATATTTAAAAAGAAAAAATTTTCTGATATCCTAGAAGAAATTTATGAGAACCAAAAGAAAAAGGAATCACAAATTTCTGCTTTGATTGGTGAATTAAAACCTCTTATTAATGATATTGGTGATGCTACTTTAGTTGTTCCTTTAATTAAGGAATATATGGAAATTGGAGTCAAAAATGATGAACAACTAATCAAAATGGCTACTATTGTTCAGCGTGCTCTACAAGCACAAGCCCAAAATAATTCAAACGAATTATCTTTTTCTGAAGAAGAAAAAGCACAGCTATTTGATTTAGCTAAAAACATTGGAGAAAATAAATAATGGGTGTTAGAAGATACGGACAAGCAGCCGCAAACCAAGTATTTAATAAACAAGCAACTCCCCAAGTTGATGATAATATAGCGTTTATATCTGCTAGAGTATTAAGTATTATTTTAGATGAATCACATCCTCGTTATCAAGAATTAGGAGGAGAAAAAGCAATAGGATATGTTGAAATAGAAATAATTTCACCCCCCTCAGCCCCCCAATCAGGAACCCCTACAATAGCTCAACCGTTATTTCCTAATATTAGTAATTATCCTATTATTAATGAAATAATTTTCTTATTAAAACTTCCTAATCCTTCTACTCAAACAAAAAGTTCATCAACAACTTATTATTATTTTACTCCTATAAATCTATGGAATACAGTTCATACTAATCCTTTACCAAACCCACAATTTGGAAAAATTGTTGAGAAAGGAGCTGGTAAAACATACGATATGGTAGAAACTGGATTTCCTAATGTTACTGAGGTTATACAACAAGATTATGTTACTTTTTTAGGTAATGGTTTTAATGAAAAAGCAAATATTAGACCTTTAATGCCTTATATTGGTGATGTTATTCATCAAGGAAGATGGGGTAATTCTTTAAGATTTGGTAGTACATTTACTAATAATTCTAGAGTTGGTAATTTTAAAAATAATTGGTCTGAAATAGGAACCAATGGTGATCCTATTATTATAATTAGAAATGGCCAATATGTTAATCCTACTTTTGCTGGTTATAATCATATAACTGAAAATATAAATTTAGATGATTCTTCAATTTATATGACTTCAACCCAACAAATTCCAGTTGAAGTTAATAATACTAATTATGATAATTATAATGAAGCACCTGAATCACCAAACTTATACTCAGGAAAACAAATAATTCTTAATTCAGGAAGATTAATTTTTAATGCTAAAGAAGATCATTTATTATTAAGTTCTGAAAAATCTATAGGATTAAATACAAATGGAACTTTTAATGTTAAATCATATAAAGAAACAATTATATCTTCTCCCAAAATTTATCTAGGAAGTAAAATTGCTATTGAACCTGTATTATTAGGAAATCAAACAGTAAAATATTTAGAAAATTTAATTAATGCTTTAATAACATTAGTTACACCATTAACTCAACTTCAATCTTATGTTGAAAACCAATATGTTCAACCAAAACCAAATACTGAAGTAAGAATAGCAGCAAAAAATGCTTTAGAAATTTTACAATTATTAGTAGACAATACTGAAGTAATAAAATCTACATCCGTTAAAACTATATAAATGGCAGAAGGACAATTAGGAACTAAAATAAATCAAGGTAATCCTAAAGATTATACTAAAGGTTCTACTGTGTTTAGAAGAGGTAGTGTTGATCCTTTTGTGTCTCAAATTAAAGATTTATTACTTAAGTTTTTTAATAATTTAAAAGATTCAAAAGGTCAAAATTTAGAAATTCCTAAAGAAATTCTAGCCTTAAAACCATCACAAGAAGCAATATCTAAAAACCCAGGAGATAAAAAAGCAATACTTTTATATCAAACCTTTGGACCTACTACAGAATTAGCTGTTAAAACATTTCAAAGTTGGTATAGAAATAATGTTAATCCACAGTTATTAATTGATGGTAAAGTAAGAGAACAAACATGGTCTGCTTTAAATTCTACTTTTACTGATGATATAGTACCTATTCCTCCTCCACCATTAAAAAAGATTACAGGAACAATAAGAGATTTTGACACAGACCAACCTTTATCAGGAGTTATAGTAAAATTCAATCCAGATCCTAATAATCAAAGACAATCAATTACTGATAGTAATGGATTTTTTTCATTAGATTTAACAGAAGATGTAGTGTTTTATGCTGGTATTCCTCCAACAGAAGATAAATATAAATCAATACCTACAACTAATGTTCCTTCTTCAGTATTAACACCTCCTGTTCCTTTTATATATCCTACTACTGAATATCTAAAATACACTAATTCATATAAAAAAGTTTTAAACGATCCTGGATATTTAGCTTTAGATCCTACATTAAAAAAAGAAATATTACAACATTTAAAAATTGTTTTTGATAAACAAAAAACAGTAACAATTAAAGAAAAAGGAAAAAATGTAAATAAATCTATAAATTATGTTTATAAAGGAGCTAAAACTTTAACTAAAGATAGACTAAATTATATTACTCCTTTAACTGCTGAGGGAGAATGGATTTATGATTTAAAAACTATTTATTTATTTGCTCCTTCCCTCCCTAACTCACTTGATGTTATTAAAAGTAAACAAATGTCAGATGAAGAAAGGAAAAAAATAACTTTAAAAAAACCAGATGTAGGTATTTTAGAAAAAGTATTAAATCAAACCTTATCTATTGTAAGAGAAAGATTAAATGATTATGTAGTAAAACAATTAGATACTGTAGGTATTTCTGATCCTTATTTAGTAATTGATGCTTTAAATGAGTTTGATACAAGTATTAAATTATCTGAAGAAAAAGACAAAAAATATAAAGCAAGTTTAGAAACTAATTCTAACTCAATTAAAACAAAAATTTCAAGTTCTTTTTCTGAATTTAAATCTTTAAAATTTCCTAATCCTTTTACTCAAAATAAAACTGAAAAAGAAGAAACAAGTGCTGATTCATCTTTACCAAAACAAACAGCAACTTATATTGATCCTTTTGATAATATATCAAGAGTTACTACTATAGATGATGTTGAAATTCCTGTAGAAACACCCTTAACAGGATCGACTTCCCTATCTCAAATAACCGAAAATCAATCAAACCAGAGTGATTTAGGTAGAAAATTACAAATATTAATAGCTCGAGGTATATTAATTATTCCAAAGAAATGCCCTGCTGATGCTCAAGGATTAACTGCTTTAATTGAAAATAGAAATAAAGTTACAGCTCAATTAAATACTATAAATAATGTTTTAAGTTTTAATCTAACTTCAGTGAAATTTATTAATGTTTTATTAGAAAACTTCCAAGTAGCTAAAATAGCAGCTTTAGCAGCTTACGCTACTATCCCTGCTCCCGCAGCCCTAGTAACAACAGGTATTATTAGTGCTCAAGAAGATACAAAAAATGAATTATTAAAAAACTTAGATAAACAAATTGATAAACTAAGAGCCAAAATAGAACCATCAGAAAAAATGATCTTATCTATTCTTTTAGAATTAAATAAAATTTTAATTTTTTTAAGTTTATTAGATGTTATTCTTAAAGAATGCGCTACAGATCAAAATTTACCTCTTGATCAAGTTAGTGAAGACATTATAAAAGCTACAGCTGAAGCAACATCTCAAGGTCAATCTGTATCTACTTTTTATAAAGGATTTACACTTGAAATTCAAACAGAAGAATCAGACAGTGAATATAAAAGAAGATTCGCTCAAGCTAGAGATTCTTTTGGTGTTATTGTTTTAAAAGGTCAACCATCGTTTTCTTCAAACCCTCAAATATTACTTAATGAATTAAAATTCCAAATTGATTCTAAAGGATTAGGAGAACCACCAGCAGTTGAAATTTTAAATCCTCTCCCAAGAAAACAAACCTTACCTTCTAAACCTGCTTCTAATATACCTCCTCCATTATCTAAAGGAGAGCCAGCACCTGTAGGATATGTAGGTAAATTTAAAGGAGAAAAAGCTTATATTCCTGTAGGAAATGGTTCAACAGAAGATGTTTATGAGTGGACAGGTAACTTTTGGACTAGAACAGGAGAAATAAATCAAATATAAAAACTTATTAATTTAAATATTTATAAACAATGAAACCATCAGATTTTAAGAAAATTATTAAAGAGGCAGTAAAGGAAGCTATTCAAGAAGAATTAAAAGATATTCTATTGGAAGCTATTCGTACCCCTAAGACAATTGTTACAGAGTCAATCAAGGACACTTATGCTCAACCTAGTATTTCTAATCCAAAACAATTAACAGCTGCTGAACGTAGAAACATGTTCTCAGGAATGATTGGAGAAATGCAACAAGGAGGAATAGCAAATACTTCTTATCAAGGAACTATAAATCCGGCTCAACCCGTTGATACAGTTAATGGTGCTTTACCTGAAGGACAAGTTGGATTAGATCAAATAATGGCTTTAATGAATAAATAATGGCATTTGGTGTTAAAAAAATATATCCTATAGATAAAAAACCTAGATACGCGGTAGGGATTAATATTCCTTTTAGTGTACCTGGGGTTTTTGAATCTAATTTTTTCACCAAAGATGCTATTAAAAATAACTTAATTAATTTTTTCTTAACAAATACTGGAGAAAGATTTTTAAATCCTACTTTTGGTGGTAATTTAAGAAAACAATTATTTGAACAAATAGATGAAGGAAACTTAGATAATTTTAAATTATTGCTTTCTTCTTTATTATTAACAAATTTTCCTTCTGTTTTAGTAGAATCTTTAGATGTACTATCAGAAATAGATAATCAAACAGTTTTTGTAAATTTAAAATACAGTGTAAAAGATACTGGTATTGATGATGAAATTCAAATTGCATTTAACTAATGGCTGTAAATAGAGACATAAAATACATAAATAAAGATTTCAATGAATTAAGAAGTTCATTGGTTACTTTTGCTAAAACTTATTTTCCAACAACATATAATGATTTTAGCCCTTCATCACCAGGAATGATGTTTATGGAGATGGCAGCTTATGTAGGTGATATTTTATCTTTTTATACAGACAACCAAATTCAAGAAAACTTTTTACAGTATGCTCGTCAAACAAATAATTTATATGATTTAGCATATATGTTTGGTTATAAACCAAAAGTGACAGGAGTCGCTTCTGTAGATGTTAATTTTTATCAACAAGTACCTGCTATTTCTTCTGGTTCAACTTATGCTCCTGATTTTTCTTATGCTTTATTAATTGGAGAAAATTCAACTGTAGTTTCTAGTTTAACAGGAAGTACTAATTTTCTAATATCAGATAAAGTAGATTTTTCATATTCTAGTTCAGCAGATCCTACTTCAGTATCTATTTACACATTAGCTTCTGGGGTTCCAACTTATTATTTACTTAAAAAAACAAGAAAATCAATATCAGCAGCTATTAAATCAACCTCATTTTCATTTAATGATCCTATAGAATTTAGTACTGTCACTATAAATGATGATAAAATTATTGGTATTTTAGATATAACAGATAGTGATGGAAATATTTGGTATGAAGTAGATTATTTAGCTCAAGATACTATTTATGATTCTATATCTAATACTAATGTAAATGATCCTAACAATAGTGTAAGTTCAAGTGATACTCCTTACTTATTACAATTAAAACAAATTCAAAGAAGATTCACAACTCGTTTTCTTTCTTCAGGGTCAATACAATTACAATTTGGTTCTGGTATATCATCTGATATTGATGAAATTATTATTCCTAACCCAGATAATGTAGGTTTAGGATTACCTTTTGAAAAATCAAAATTAACAACTGCTTATTCTCCTACCAATTTTATTTTCAATAACACTTATGGTATTGCTCCTTCAAATACCACTTTAACAGTAAGATATTTAACAGGAGGAGGAATTGAATCAAATGTACCAGCAGGTGCTTTAACAATACTTAATGCTTCTTCTACTAAATTTTTAAATTTTAATCTTAATTCTTCTGTAGCTAATATTATTTTTGGAACTTTAAGAGTAATTAATGATGAAGCAGCTACTGGAGGACAAGATGGAGATTCAATTGAAGAAATTAGAAAAAATTCATCTGCTAATTTTGCAACCCAATTACGAAATGTAACAGCTGATGATTATTTAGTTAGAGCATTATCCATGCCTCCTAATTATGGTACTATTTCTAAAGCATATATTACAAAACCTACATTAAGACAAACATCTACCGGTGAAATAGGAAGTCTTGATTTATATGTGTTATCTTATGATAATTTAAAAAGATTAAGATCCCCAAGTACAGCTTTAAAAAATAATCTTAAAACTTATCTATCTCAATACAGAATGGTAGGAGATTCAATTAATATTAAAAACGCATTTATTGTAAATATAGGTGTTGATTTTGATGTTATTGTATTACCTAATTTTAATAATAATGAAGTTTTATTAGCTTGCATAACTGCTTTAAAACAATATTTTAATATTAATAATTGGCAAATTAATCAACCAATTATATTAAGAGATATTTATATATTATTAGATAAAATTCAAGGAGTTCAAACTGTAAAAAATATAAACATTACTAATAAAGTAGGTTTAAGTGAAGGTTACTCAAATTACATATATGATATTTCTGGGGCTACTCAAAATAATGTAATTTATCCTTCAATTGATCCTATGATTTTTGAATGTAGATATCCTGATACAGATATTCAAGGAAGAGTAGTACCTTTATAATTTAAATTAAATGGCAGTATATAAAATATTCCCCATAGCAGATGCTACAATATATTCAGCTTATCCTACATTAAATACAGGATTAGATGAAATATTAGAAGCATCTACTACTGACGAATCATTTAGTGATCCGAACCTACAAACATCAAGAATGTTAATTAAATTTTCTTCAACAGAAATTAATGACATTATAACTAATAAAATTGGTACCGCGTCTTGGGCTTCTTCTTTTAAATTGTTTATAGCTAATGCTGAAGGAGTTACAGGTACAACAACTTTAGAATGTTATCCTACTTCAGGTTCTTGGAATATGGGTACAGGCAAATATACTGATGACCCTGCTATAGAAAATGGTGTATGTTGGACTTATAGAAACGCTTCAGGTTCATTTTATTGGAAATTTTCATCTTTTGGACCTTACGTAACAGCTTCATTTTCAGGATCTAATTCTGGTGGAGGAAACTGGTATACTGGTTCTTCTATAGCTGGTTTAAATGTTAAATCAACTCAATCATATTCTTATTATGATGATAAAGATTTAAATTTTATTGTTACTGATGTTGTTAAAGCTTGGATTAGTGGTGCTATTGTAAATGAAGGATTTCTTGTTAAACAACAAAATGAATTTACTTCAAATCAAGATACAGAATTAAAATACTATTCAAGAGATACACATACTATTTATCCTCCTCAATTAGAATTTAAATGGAATGATTTTACATACTCAACAGGAAGTTTAACAGTCTTAAACCAATCACCAGCTTATGTAAATATTGAACAAAACCCAGGAGTGTTTTATAGTCAAAGTGTTAATATTTTTAGAGTAAATTCACGTCCTCAATATCCTGCTAGAACTTGGGTTACAAGTTCTTGGTATACTGAAAATTATGCTTTACCTACAGCTTCTTATTATGCTGTAAAAGATTTAGATACAAATGAGTATGTAATTGATTTTGATACTACTTATACAAAATTAAGTTGTGATGCTAGTGGTAGTTTCTTTAAATTATATATGAATGGATTAGAACCTGAAAGATATTATAAAATTTTAGTTCAAACTATTATTAATGGTTCAACAGTAGTATTTGATAATAATTATACTTTTAAAGTAGTAAATGGATAATGGCTGAAAAAGTAGAATTTAAAAAAATAGTATTAGATAGAACTGAATTTGCCAATACAGTAAATACAGACTTTACTCAATTGGGTAATGTTACTTCCATAAATGAAGTGATCCCAACCCAACCAGATGTAAATGAGTTTTTTAATTTATACAATACTTTATTTTATGATATACCTCAATTTGGAGATGTAAAATCTCATCAGTACATTGTAGAACAAAGCGGTAGATATATTAATTTTAATCAAGTTGATGAGGATTTACAAGCTTTACAAGATGAAATTTCTTCTTTAAGAGAACAACTTTTAGAAGCAAATCAAACAATTATAGACTTACAAACTTCATTTGCTTCATTTAATACTGGAGTATAATTATAAATAAGTAATGGAAGAAAACATAGTAACAATCAATTCCGTAGATCCTGTTTCATTACAACCTATCTTAACAAGTGAAACAGATTTAGATAATATTTCTGAGGTTGTAGTAGATAACACTTTTGACCCTAATTCGGATTATATTGAATTAGTTGTATATGATTTCAATAAAGTCCAATCATTACCAGGATTAGGAACTAATAATATAGTAGATTTTACTAATTATGGGGTTGATGTTACAACCAATATTGGAAACAATATATATTATGATTCTATTACTTTAAACCCATCAGAAGATGCTAAATCTTTTGGATTTACAAAAGGTACTTTTTATGTACTTTATAATTTTTATAAAAAAATATTAGGTTCTTCACCACTAGACCAATATTTTATTTCAGAAATAAGTTCAGATAGAACAGAAATTAGAATAAAAAGTAATGATATTTCTTCTAATTTATTAATAGAAACTACTAATAACTTTATTTCATTTTTTACCTCAACAAGTTATTATCCTGAATTTTATTTAAATTTTGGAGGAAATAGAATACTCCCAGCAATTAATATTAGATTAGATAGTACAGACATCACTAATCCTTCTATATTAATTAAATTATATGAACCTCTTCCAAATAATATTACTTTAAAAAGTAAACTATGGGCGGTTGAAAAAATATCTGATCCTTCTTCATTTAAAGTTGAGTATCCTGTTATTCCTATAGAAATACCAAGAGGAATATCTCTATCAGGACCTAATTTTAATCTTGAAATTCAAGATCAAATAAATAATTCTACTAATTATACAACATATCAAAGTTTAACTTCAAACTATTTAACTAGTTCATTCAACCAACTTTCTTCTTTATTACAAGAAAAAGGAATGGATATTAATATTGATTATACTAATTTTAATGATTTTGTTAAATTTTCATCTGCTGTATATAGATTAGAAAACTTTGCTTATAAAGTAGGACAGTTAGATACTTACAATTTACAGATAGTTTCACAATCTTTAGTTCCAACAGGTGGAACTTATAATAGTGAAAGTATTTCTACTTTACAAGGATATATAAATGATATAATTAATAATTTTGATAGGTATGAATATTATCTTTACTTTGAATCAGGTAGTAAAACATGGCCTAAACAAAATTCTACTATTCCTTATAATTTATATCCATTAACTAGTTCACAAGCTTTAACTTGGTTAGGAAGTAGTGATCCAAGTTCACTTTATTTTGGTGGACAAATATATTCTGGTTCCAATTATGATAATCAAAATGCTGATAATTTACTATATTCAGTTCCTGAGTATTTAAGAAATGATGAAGCAAATGAACCTTATGAGTTATTTGTTTCAATGGTTGGACAATATTTTGATAATATATGGTTATACACTAAAGATTTAACAAATAAATTTGATGGTGATAACCGTATAAATTATGGTATATCTAAAGATTTAGTAACTGATGCTATTAAAGATTTTGGTTTAAAAATATATCAAAATAGTTTCTCATCAGATGATTTATTCACATCATTTTTAGGAATTACCCCATCAGGTAGTATAGCTCCTTTTCCTGGGACAACAAATTTATTACCAACACCTGAAGGATTTGATTATATTACCCAATATATTTCAGGTTCATCTGAAGTAGTTCCTTTAGATGATTTAACTAAAAGAATATATAAACGTATTTATCATAACTTACCTTATTTACTTAAGAAAAAAGGTACAGTTGAAGGTTTAAGATCATTAATTAATATTTTTGGTATTCCTGATACTATTTTAAGAATTAATGAGTTTGGTGGTAAAGATAAAAACTCAAATACTTGGGATTACTGGCAAAATACTTTTAATTATGCTTTAAAATCAACAGGTTCTTATTATGTATCTTCTTCATTCTCTTTAAACTCAACATGGGTTGCTCCTAATAACGTTCCAGGAGCTGTAGAATTTAGATTTAAACCCCAATCTATTCCTCCTACAAATAAATCTCAAAGTTTATGGTTAACTGATAAAGGTTTAGGTATATTTTTAGAATACACAGGATCAGGACTAACAACAGCATCATATTCAGCTTCAGTAGTGGATCCTTATTATCAATATGGTACTTTAAAATTCACCTCAGGTACTAATTCTGCTAGTGTTTATTTACCATTTTTTAACGGAGATTGGTGGTCTATATTAATAAATAGTTCAAGTGGAAATTATACCTTATATGCTAAAAATAGTATATATTCTGGTGATGATGGTAATACAATAGGGTTCCAAGCTTCTTCTTCATTAAATGTTTCTACATTATGGAGTGCTAGTACAGTAAGTTATTTTGCTTCTTCATCAGGAACATATGTTGGTTTATCTGGATCATTACAGGAAATTAGATATTATACACTACCAATTTCTGAAAGTACTTTTAATGCTTATGTAATGAATCCTAATTCTATTGAGCAAAGTCAATATTTAGCCTTTAGAGCAGCTTTAGGAGGAGAATTATATACAGGATCAACATCAATCCATCCTAAAATAACAGGATCTTGGACACCAACATCTTCATTTACTAGTACAAGTAATTTTTATATTAGTGCTACTCCAACATATTCAACAAATACAGAAGTATATTTTTATGACCAACCAGCAGTAGGTATTCAAAATGCTGTTTCTAATAAAATAAAAATTGTAGATAATATTTTACCCCCAACAAGTAGTAATTTAATACCTTCCCAATCTTTATCCCCTTATATTTCAATTCAGCAAAATTTTAAAATAAGTGAAAGTTATACTGAAGATGTGAATTATGTAGAAGTTGCTTATTCTCCTCAAAATGAAATAAATGAAGATATAATGTCAACTTTGGGTTTCTTTAATATTGGTGAATATATTGGAGACCCAAGACAAGTATCTCAATCATTGAATAATTATCCTGATTTGAATATTTTAAGAGATAATTATTTTGAAAAATATAAACATAATTATAATGTACAAGATTTTGTAAGACTAATTAAGTTTTTTGATAACTCACTCTTTAAAATGATTAAAGATTTTGTTCCTGCTAGAACAGATGTTGCTACTGGAGTAGTTATTAAACAACATATTTTAGAAAGAAATAAATATACTTTACCAAATCCAACAAGTGATACTACTTTAGCTTATTATAGTGGAAGTAGTTATAATACACCTTTAACATTTACAAATTTAGTATTCTCAGGCTCAATTGATGGAAATTTAACTATAATTACTGCTAGTAATGCTGGAGTTATGCCTCAATTAAATGGTTTAACATCATCAATAGGATTATATTCTCCAATAACTCAAAGTTGGACAGGATTTACTCCTTCAACAGGTGGATTAGTACCTTTTACTCAATCAACTCAAGATGAATTTATAAATGGAGAATTAAGTGGATCAAATATTTTAGTTACTAATGGTGAACTAGGTGATTGTAATGTTGAAATAGTATCAGTATACACAACATCTTCTCTTTATACAGGTATTAATCCTAATGCTACTACTGGTTATAATTTTAATAAGTATAATCTAAATTATGAAAAAACATATTATGTATCTTTTACAGCTAGTGAAGTAAATGGGATATCAGCTGGTGTTTTACAATTATGGAACCAAGGTTCAGGAACTAATATTTTATACACTAGTCCATCAATTCCTGCTGGAGGTACTTTAGTAGTAGATAAATTAGAGTTAAGTAAAATAATACTTCCTATTACTTTTAAAGCTGTAGGAGCATCAAGTGTAGGTCTTACTATAACTAATTTTACTATTTATGAATCTTATATAGATTATGACTGTTTAGTTGTACAAAACAATGCTATAGATAATAGATTAAGTTCTGTTTATATGGATGTTGATTATTCATCAAACTCTATTATTCCTTTAAACAAAACTTTAATACTATCAGGTAGTGCCACTAAATTTGCTATACCTGATTCAAATTATACAACAAAACGTATTACTAATCCTAGATATGATGGTAGCAGAACTACATCTCCTGATGTAAATAAAGCTATTTATAAAAATCCATCCTATAGTTTTGTAAATGGATCTATTACATCATCCCTTCCTTCTACTCAATCTCAAGTACCTAATATAGAATATTATTCTAATTATTTTGTTTATTTTGATTGGATTGGAGGTTCAAATCCACAATACACAGGAGGAGGAAACATACATTGTATTTATTTAATTGGAATTGATGGTATAGCTTATCCTTTAACTACAGATAATTTAAATTTAGGAAGAATAGAAAATATATTTGTTAAAGGACAAACAGCAAATATATTGCCTGCTGTTTATTCCGCCGGTAATCCACCAACAAAAGTAGAAATTGTAGAAGGTGGAGCTTTATATGAAACTATTTTATTTAAATCAGGATCTGATACTCCAAGATATCAAGTAAAATGGGTAAATGATCCTGTAGCTATTATAAAAACTCCTACATTCTTTACAGGTTCTACTCCTTATTCTATATTAAATGACAATACTCAGAATTGGCTTTATCCTTTCTTAACAGGTTTAGATGTACAGTCTGGAAGTGTAGAATATATTAGACCAAGAAAAGTAACAACTCAAACCTTATTTTTCTACAATAAGAAAAAAGGTAGTTTCCCTTTAACTACAGATAATGATCAAGGAATAACTAAATTAGAAGATACTTATTTTCCTATACAATATGGTGATTTTATACGTTTTGGTACAACAGGATCTATTGTAGATGATAGTGGATCTTTAGATGGAAGTTTTGCAGGACTTGATTTAGTAACTATTAAAGACATAGTTATAGCAGCTACTGCTTCCCAAACAAGTTCACTATTAATTACACCATCACTTACTTTAGGTAGTGTTTTACTAGGAAATGATAATAATCAAAACTTTAGAATAATGCGTAGAATACCTAATGAATCTTTTGTTTTAGTTAAAAATAATCCATCATATGGAGATCCTGGATTTTTAATTCCAAATAATTTTAATCCTAACTATGATGTATATGAATTAGCTAGAAAAGCAGGGGTAATTCAATAAAAAATAAAAACTTAATATATTTATAACAAAACTATAACGTAAAATGGGATACTTAAATAATAGTGTAGTAACAGTAGATGCTATTTTAACTACTAAAGGCCGTCAAGCATTAGCTAAAAATGACGGCTCGTTTCGAATCACTCAGTTTGGACTAGCAGATGATGAAATTGATTATACTCTTTATAATCCAAACCATCCTTCAGGCTCAGCTTACTACGGTGAAGCTATTGTAAATATGCCTTTATTAGAAGCATTTCCTCAAGAAACTCAAATGATGAAATATCAATTAGTTACACTTCCTAGAGGTACAGCTAAATTACCGGTATTGGATTTAGGATATTCATCTATCACTTTAAAACAAGGAGCCAGTTTAGCAATTACTCCTCAAACCCTAAACTATTTAGGTAACCAATCATTACGTGAAACATCAGGATACACAGCTACTATTTCAGATGTTAGATTAATGTCTACATTTAATGGAACTGGTATTAATACAGCTCAAGCTCAATCATTGAATGCTTCAACTACTTTAGGAACCATTGTTTCTAAAACAGTTATTGGTTCTCAAATTAATTTAAGAGCTACTACTATTAATACTTTGTTCGGATCAAATTCACCCTCAGGGACTGCTTTATATGCTACCTTATTAGTAATTGGTAATGATAGTGGTGCTCGTTTAACTCTTCCTATCACCGTAACTAAAACTGCCTAATAAATAAAATAAAATGTCTTTAGTAAGATTAGATCCCCAAGATATTGTTGTAAGTGCTGATTCTATTAGTTCCACATTGTGGTCTTCTAACAATCCAACATTAAGCACTTTCTTTTCCTCATCCGTACAAGAAGCCGGGTCATCAGGTGACTATTATTTAAATATATATCAAACAACATCTACTTTAAATGATGCCGCTGTACAATTTGCCATTACATACGGTAACTCAGAGGGTAGTGGTAGTGTTAATTATAATCAAGCAGTAAATGGTAAATCACCTTCTTCAACAATTTATGGACAATATCAAGATTTAGTAATTGGTGATGAAAATACTGATTTTAATTTTGGAGCAATAACATCATCAGAATTTTTTGCTATTGCTATTGATAGAGCTAGATATAAAGAAAAAATATTTTTAGGTTCATTAGCTTTAACAATTAAAGGCCCAACAGCAGCTTCTGGATCCATTACTTTAACAGATAATAGTGCTTATGCTAGTTCAGTTCAATTTAATGGAGCTGGTAGAGTATATCAATTAATTACAGGATCCCAAGGTGTTAGATCTACTAGTTTAACAAATAATACCACAGACGGTTACACAACCACATCTGGGTCTTATGGATGGTTATTACCAGATATTGGAGTAATTTTACTTAATCCTAAAGCATTATCTGCTCCTACAGCAAGTGGAGGATTAGGATTTGTATATAGTGGTTCAGTATCAGCAACAGGTTCAGTTAATGAAGCTCCTTTTACAACATTATATAAAGCAATTAGTGGTTCAGGTAATTTTAAATTAAACTCAGAAGAAACTATAACTTCAGATTATGTTTTCATCAGAGCTCGTAACAGTGAATTTAATTATTCTGCAAACCCCTCTTTTATTTCAGGTTCAACAGGTGAAGTAGTATATGATTCTTTAATTGATAACCCACAAACTTATATTACAACAGTTGGATTATATAATGATTTAAATGAATTATTAGCAGTAGCTAAATTATCAAGACCTTTATTAAAAGATTTTACTAAAGAAGCTTTAGTTAGAGTTAAGTTAGATTTCTAAAATGAATGGGTGCTTTCAAACAGTTTCTCACTTCCGACTTAATTGTCACTCCATTTGAAGTAAATAAAGGATTTTACTTTGAAGGGGATACGGCTTTAACAGCTTCTAATGTTGGAATTGATCGTTTTATAGGAAAAAACATTACAAGTTCATTATTTGAACCTTTAACAGAACCTACTACAGGTCAAATATCTACTCAATATCAAAAATTAGTTTACCGTTCTATTAAAGAACTTTATTATGGTAATTATTTAACCGGTAGTTATGGAGATTCTGTAGCTACAGCTAGTATATTATTAGGTGCAGATCCTGAAGGAGATACTTATATAGGAGATTCAAACACATCTGGTAGATTTGCTGAATATTTTCCAACATCATTAAATTACTTTAAATATTTTCCTACAGGATCAGATAATATAATCGCTGTGTTATCTATACCATCAAGATTATTTGGTAATTATGTTGTTCCTAAATCATTTACTTGGTCTACTCCTAGTGGTTCTATTTATGATGATGGAGAAGGAAATTTAATTTTATCTTCATCTCAAGACATTTGTGGTAACATATTTTATGAACATGGTATAGCTATAATTACTAGTGATTCTGAGCCTCAAGCTGATGCTTATGGATCTGGTATTTATGGAGAATCATTATATGGAGTAAGTGATGCTATTTTAGCTGAATATTTTGCTACATCTTCAAATGTGACTTGTTCATTCTCCTCATCTCTTACAATTTATGAAAACCAATATAAATGTACTATTAGAGAAAATGAATTTAATTTCAGTCTAAATCCTTCAATAATTTCAAGCTCAGAAGGAGTACCATATGGTTTTGTTACTAGTTCATATTTCCAACCATATTGTACTACAGTAGGTTTATATAATGATTCAAATGAGTTATTAGCAGTAGCTAAATTAGCACAACCATTACCTATTTCCCAAACAACAGACACAACAATATTAATTAATATAGATTTATTATAAATTATGAATGAATGGTTTTCTCAAACAGACAGTGACAGCGGGTTATTAACTAAAAAAACATATTCCTCAATTGAGGATTTCCCAGAAAATACTTTTGGTTTTATTTATGTTGTAAAACATAGACCAACAGGTAAAGCTTATATTGGAAAAAAAGTTCTTTACCATAATGTAAAGAAAAAATTAACAAAAAAGGAAATAGCAGAACAAACAGGTCCAGGCAGGAAGTCAGCCACTAAGGTGGTAGTAAAGGAATCGGACTGGAAAACTTATTATGGATCTGCTAAACCAATTATGGAACTCATAAAAGGAGGTAAACAAGAGGAATTTACCCGTGAAATTCTACAATTGGTTCCTAATAAAAAACTTCTTACTTACTATGAATGTAAGTACTTATTTGAATATAGTGTATTAGAAAATCCTGAAGGTTATTTTAATGATAACATTTTAGGAAAATTCTTTACTAAAGATTTTGCATAATATTTATAATAAACTTTTAAAATGAAAAAACAAATACTATCTAAAGAACTTAAACGCATGCAAAAAATCGCAGGAATTATTACTGAAAATCAAATCAATGAAACATCATACCCCCCAAATAAAATGCTTGAATTAGTAGAAATGTATGTTGATAACTATTTTGATGAAGGTATGACAGCGGAGGCAGCATTAAAAAAAGTAGATGAAATACTTCAAGGTAAATTAGATGGCTATGATATAGCATTCTTAAAAGGCGAAGAAGATAATTATTAATAATAAAAAATATGTTAAATTAAGCTTGGGTGACCAAGCTTTCTTTGTTATATTACAATTATGCTCAATCAACCACTGATTGCCTTAGTTAACTCTGTTTTAGGTACAGGTAAACAGACATCGAAAGGGAATTTTGCTTATCATTGTCCGTTTTGTAATCACCATAAACCTAAATTAGAGGTTAATATGACTGAAAATAAAAAGGGTGAAAACCCTTGGCATTGTTGGGTGTGTGATAGACGTGGTAAAAAAATCCATCAATTATTTAAACAAGTTAAAGCATCACCTGAAGCCTCATTAGAGTTAAGATCTATTGTTAAGACAGAAACAGCAGATAGAGAAACAGTAGCAACAGAAAAACTTAACTTACCTAAAGAATTTAAACCACTACTTAATATTCAAAAATCAGATATTATAGGTAGACATGCTCTAACTTATGTTAAGTCTAGAAACATAAGTGAAGAAGATATACTTAAATATAATATTGGTTATTGCGAATCAGGACCATATAAAAATATGGTTATTATTCCTTCATATGATGAAAATGGAATATTGAATTACTTTACAGGACGTTCATTTGAAAAAGAAGTTAAAGTAAAATATAAGAACCCATCTGTCTCACGCGACATCATACCATTTGAGTTGTTTATTAATTGGGATTTACCGTTTATATTATGCGAAGGACCATTTGACGCCATCGCTATTAAAAGAAATGTTATACCGTTATTAGGCAAAAATATACAGTCTAAACTAATGAGGAAGATTGTTAAATCTTCTGTTGATAAAATATATATTGCCCTTGATAAAGACGCTCAAAAACAAGCATTATCGTTTTGTGAACAACTTATGAATGAGGGTAAAGAAGTATATCTTGTAGATATGCAAGATAAGGACCCAAGCGAAATGGGTTTTAATAATTTTATAGATACAATTACAGAAACTTATCCTTTAACATTCTCAGGCTTACTTGAGAAACGACTTTACTTATGAGCAAAATAAAAAAATCTTACAATAGAATCTTAGAAGTATCAGATGATGCTAAACAAATAACACTACCAGACTCTCGTTATTACAGACGAAATGGAGAGTACTATCCTTCAATTACTTATGTTTTAGGTTATTATCCTAAAGGTAAGTTTTTTGAAGACTGGCTTAAAAAAGTAGGCTACTCTGCTGAACACATTGTTAAAAAAGCAGGTGAAGAAGGAACAGCAGTTCATGAAATGATTGAGGAATACCTTGAAGGTAAAGAAATGAACTTTATGAATCAATATGGTAATCCTCAATACAGTCCTGATGTGTGGCAAATGTTCTTACGTTTTGTTGATTTTTGGGAAACATATAATCCTAAATTAATTGAAGCAGAAGTACATTTATTTTCAGATGAACTAAAAGTAGCAGGTACTTGTGATTTGATTGTTGAAATTGAAGATAAACTTTGGTTAATTGATTTTAAAACATCAAACCATATTCAACCTACTTATGAATTACAAACAGCAATTTATGGTAAATGTTATGAGGAATGTTATGGTAAAAAAGTAGACAACTATGGTATTCTTTGGTTAAAATCATCTAAACGTAAAACTAATAAAGAAAAAATGACTGGTAAAGGATGGGAAATGGTTTTGTCTACTAGAACACAAGAGGAAAACATTGACATCTTTAAAACAGTAAAACGTTTATTTGATTTAGAAAACCCAACTCACGCTCCTATATTTACTGAATTCAAGACTACAGTAAAAAGAACCCTGTAATATTTATGACAAATACTATCCATGATTGGACTGATATCACTCTTAAAAGAAATACAAGGCAAGCC